CAACCTCGCCGTGTCCGATTATCACATACGAGAAACCCGCCGCAATGTACTTACCGCCGCCGATACTTATCGAGATTCGGAAGCTGAAGACACATCCGAATAACCCCCGCTATATTCGGAAGCACAAGATGGAGGACTTGAAGCGTTCCATCGACGAAGACCCCAAGCTCATGACCGTGCGACCGCTCTTGGTCAACCCTCAGATGGTAGTCTTCGCAGGGAACCAACGCCTCCGAGCTTGCCAAGCCCTAGGATGGGAAGCCGTGCCTTGTGCCGTATGCGACTGGACAGAGGAGGAGCAGGAGCGAGCTATGATAAAAGACAACGGCCACCACGGAGAGTGGGATACCGACATCCTAGCAAACGGCCAGCACGACCCTGAGCAGTTGCAAGAGTGGGGAGTACCCATTGACTGGGACAAGCCAGAACCCGAAGACGAACCCAAAGAACCAAAGCAATGCAAGCACTGCGACAAGATGATACCTTTACAGAGTTGGACATCAAAGACCCAAAAAAAGTAGCCATGATTGAAGCCCTCACCAAAGCCTTGGGCGTGGTGAAGATGGCTTGTGAATCCGTGGGTATCTCAAGGCAGACCCATTACAACTGGCTCAAGGATGACCCCGCCTACAAAGAGGCGTGTGACAACCTCCCCGAGGTAGTCCTCGACTTCGCCGAACACCACCTCCACAAGCTCATCTCGCAGGGCAACCCCGCTGCTACCATCTTCCTCCTCAAGACCAAAGGCAAGGGGCGTGGGTACGTCGAGCGTCAAGAGATTGAGGTGGCCGAGAAGAAGCCCCTCTCGTGGTTCGTGTCTGACGACTCGACCGTGAGTTGAGACAGCCCGCCACATACTACCACGTCAAGAACAGCACGGCCAAGGTTCAAGTCCACCAAGGCGGGACGCGCTCAGGCAAGACCTACTCTATCCTCACGGCTCTCATCGAGCTATGCCACCGCAACGAGAACTCAGGGGCAGTCATCACCATTGCCCGAAAGACCTTCCCTGCTATCCGTGCCTCGGTTATGAGGGACTTCTTCGAGATACTCGAAAGGGAGGACATCTACAACGTAGACCTCCACAACAAGAGCGAGGCTACCTACATCCTCTTCGGGAACCTCGTGGAATTCATATCCGTCGACCAACCCCAGAAGGTCAGGGGACGCAAGCGCGACATCCTCTTCGTGAACGAGGCCAACGAGATAAGCCTCGAGGACTGGAGGCAACTCATCCTGAGAACCACGGGACGTACCATCATTGACTACAACCCCTCCGACGAGTTCCACTGGATATACGACCACGTCCTAACACGCGATGACCATGAGTTCTTCCAAACAACCTACAAGGACAACCCCTTCCTCTCCGCGTCCACCGTTCAAGAGATTGAGAGACTACAAGAAGCCGACCCCGACTACTGGAGGGTCTACGGCCTCGGGGAGCGTGGCGTCTCCCGAGCGACTATTCTCACGCATTGGAAAGCAGTACCCCAAGTTCCCGAGGGCTGGAAGCTCATGAACCTCGGCCTCGACTTCGGATACACCAACGACCCCACCGCGATAGTCAAGGTCTACACAGACGGCCACGGCTTCTGCCTCGATGAGATATGCTACGCCACAGGGCTCACCAACGCAGCCATAGCCCAGACGCTCCGCGATGCGGACATAGGCAAGACCATGATTGTGGCCGACTCCGCCGAGCCCAAGAGCATCGACGAGATACACGGCCACGGACTGAACATACACCCCGCAAGGAAAGGCCAGGACTCGGTGCGGAGTGGTATCGACTTCCTCCGGTCGCGTCCCCTGCTCATCACAGAGCGGAGCGTCAACGGCATCAAAGAGCTGAGGAACTACAAGTACAAGGAGGACAAGAACGGACGACAACTGAACGAGCCCGTCGATTCATTCAACCACTTCGTGGACGCCTCGCGCTATGCCATCACTTGGAACCAAACGAACCCGAACTACGGAAGGTACACCCTCGGGTAAACCTGAGATATTCACCCTTTCAACCTTATATAGATATGGAGCTCCGCTTGCCCGCCAACTTCTCAGACCTCAAGCTACGGCACCTCCAAGCCCTAGAGACAGAGACCGACCCTATCCGGCGTATCGACGCCGTGACGGGTCTCGGTGTCTCCAAGCTCCGCGAGATGCCCCAACCGCTCATCATGAAAGCCGACGAGCACCTCACCCAGCTACTTAACAAGGAGGTCTCGAATTTCAAAAAGACGTTCGAGCTCAAGGGTACGACCTACGGCTTTATCCCTAACTGGGAGGAGTTCACCGCCGGGGAGTGGATAGATATGGAGGTCTACACCGAAGACTTCTGGAAGACGGCACACAAGGCGATGAGCGTCCTCTACCGACCCATCGACAGGCAGTGGGGCGACAGCTACACCATCGAGAAGTACACCGCCAAGGAGGATGCGGACGTTTTCAAGGAAATGCCCGCCCCCCTCGTGGCAGGTGCTCTGCTTTTTTTTTGGACTACCGAACGGAAACTGCTGAGCACTATGCGCAAATCTTTGGCGGAGACGGGTCTTCGGGCGATGAGTTTGCTACGAAGTGGGGATGGTATCCCGCGCTCTATGCCTTGGCCAACGAGGACGTACTTAAAATGGAGGCAGTCACGACCCTTCCGGCGTCTGCTGTCTTTACTCACCTCGCCTTTCTCCAAGACCTCAACCACAAGCGTGAGAAACAAATGAAGCAAGCCCGAGCATGATAACCTTCAACAATATCGTAACGAAGTTTCAGGAGTTCTGCGACAACCACTTCTTTATCCAGACGTTCACCTACGGCTCGCCCGCTGACGTCGACCTTGAGAAGTTCGAACAGTACCCGCTTCTACATCTCGTGTACACCGGAGGCGACTACAACAGCCCCAAGGCCAAGACGTACAACCTCGAAGTATATATCCTTTCCGTCCCCCCTTCGGAGGCCGACAAGACGCAATACCAAAAGGAGAGCATCTCGAATGCCGAGCAGGTAGCCGAGGACATCCTAGCCGATATACAGAACGGAGGCAACATCTTCCAGTTTGGGTACGACTACGAGCTCACGAGCGCGTCAGTTACCCCACTTGAGGAGGAGAAGAGCAACGCCCTGGCAGGGTGTCTCCTTGACATCTCTATCCTCGTCCCCTACACCTACGACTCATGCAACGCACCCATAACGGGAGTGGAGCCCGAAGGTAGTGGGTACCCCTCATTCAAGGCGCGGGGACTCTTGAGGGTGCGTGAGCTTGACGGCTCGCCTGACGTCCTCTCGGTGGCTACCATGAACGTACCCAACGGCTCCCTCACCGATGACGGAGACGGGGAGATAACCTTGACCTTTGCGAGCGAGACAGCCGAGAAGGTACACTTCCCCGTAAGGAACGACGAGGGGTCAACCATCCCGGCAGGTACTCCCCTCTACTCGCGTGGAGAGATTGGAGGGAGTGAGCGCATCCTCGTAGGCATCGCTGACGCTATCGACCCCAACAAGATGCCAGCTATCGGCATCGCAGAGACGGAGCTCACCACCACGGGAGACACCAAGGACGGCTACGCCATCATGACCGGGACGTACAACACGAACATTTCCGGCTTCACAGGACTGCAAGAAAATGACATCCTATACGTTGCAAGCGGGGGTGGGCTCACCAATACAAAGCCGACAAGTACAGACCTCATCCAGAACGTGGGAATCGTCCTCAAGACGAACGGCACCATCTGCCAAGGGTTGAAGGTATCGTGTATTGGACGGACGAATGACGTCCCCAACCTCAAGCCCGGGGGTATCTTCATCGGCACATCTACCAACACGGTGCAGGCCGACTTCACGCTTCCACAGACCCCAACCCTCGACGGACGCACTCTGGTATTCAACGCCTCCACGGAAGCATACGAGGAAGGCTACCCCACAAGCGCGAACCAAGTCTCTACTTGGACGACGAACTCGACATCCTCTACCGCGATTACGACGACAGGTACCTTCTACCCCACTTGGGGCAGTATCCTTGGGGGGACGCTGACCATCGACCAAGACCTTCGGGCTGGGTGGAACATGGGATGGAATAGCGGGGCGACTCAGATACTCGGGGCTCCCCTCTCGCTCGATAGTACCATCTCCGTCAGCGTGACCGTAGACGTCACAGCCCCCGTGGGTGCATTGGGACAAATAGGGATAGCTAGCACGGTAGGATACTACACCGCTCCCACCTACACCCCCGCCACCATTGTAGGAGACGGGACGACACAGACGTACACCGTCACGAGTACGGCGGGGAGCGTGAGCTTCTGGCAACTAGCCAACTCCGCACAAGTGCAACTGCTCGTCGTAGCCAACCCAAGCACTATTACCGTAGAACCCCAGAGCCTAACCATTACCGTGAACCATGCGTAACCCATTTGAACTAACCGACGAGGAGAAGGCTTGCACCGTAGGCGAGGAACAGCTCGCTATGTTCCAACGCCTCGTGGACTTCGTGAACGACAGGCTCTCAGAGATTGAGACCCTACAAGACAAAGTAGACCAACTAGAAAACCCTTCTAAATAATGGACTTTATTCAAG